CCATATCAACCGATCCATCAGGGATGTCTTTCATAACCTCAAGGCAGTCGCCAAGGTAAAGTTCAGCCATCATCTGTCTCATAGGTTGTTGTGACTTCTGGCCCCTTCATGTTGATCCCAACAATAGAAGGCTTGTCCACGTTCTTCTCTACATCGAGCAACCCACTAGCCTTAGCCAAGACGCGAAGAACACTTACCTTGTCAAACATCTCAATGGTTGTGCCATGCTCACTCACCGTAACCTTCTTGATCGACGCCAGAGCCTCGTCAGGGATATCCTCCATAGGCTTCACAGCGCCAGTATGCAGATCAATGATATCGGTTATACGAGCCGTACCCATTGCAATCAGCTCAGTAGCCACAGCCTCTTTGTTCTGAGCCAAAGTCTCCGATCGACCGATCCGACGTTGCAACACACGCGCACCGCCGAACCGACCAACAGGCGGGATAGGTTTTATCTTATCCTCTTTTTTTCTAGCCATTAGAACGGAATTTCATCGTCCAATTCCCCTGCCGCAGCAGCGGGAGGTGAAGGAGGCTTCCGAGAACCATCGTCCTCAAACAGCTTCAGCCAGACCTCACCCTCCTTATTGGGAAGCGGCAAACCCTCAAGTTTGATGCTGATACCTTTGTCATTCTGAAACGCAATGCCATGACGCAACCAAACCGGCTTATCCCGACCTGGTACTTCCTTGGCTTGCACAACACTAAATCGCTTGTTCATGTGTATCTCCTATACAGCGTTGCAAGTCCAACAACGATATCACTAAGGATGTGATACCACAATAGCTATGAATACATATCCGTCCTAGATTTAACAGACATTGCTTTAGCCATCTGTTCTATGAGATCAGGAAACAGGCCATGAGGTATGACGGCAATCAGCTCACCGTCACGCCATACCTTCAGCCCCTCTGGATAAACGTGCCAGGTTGTCACTTCTTCTTTTTCATAGCTGCCATTTTCTTCATCGCTGCCTTTTTTAAAGCGGGATCTTTCTTAGAAGCCTTAGAAGGTCTACCAACCTTGCTTCCATACGTTCCCTTACCATACGGCATATTACTTTCCTTTCAATATATCGGCATCAGCCTTACGTGCACCACCCTTACCAGTAGCAGCACTCTTTAATCTACCCATCGCCCATTGATGCGCAGAAACCTTTGGACGTGACCCAGAGCCATAGTAAGCCCCTAGACCACGCTTATAGATCCTCTCAGCCTTAGACTGCCCACCAACAGCCTTAACATAGTTAGCCGGTAACTTCATATCACACCCTCACTCAGTTTTCGCTTCAGCATATCCAACAATGCTAGATTCTCAGCAGCAGTTTGTCCAACAAAGGGTACACCCCGTATCGTACTACGCTCGTACAAAGCCTCATTAACATGCTGCAACCGATCCAATATCTGAGAAACCTCCTCACTCACCGCTTAGACCTTTCCTTAGAGATCCTATCCATATCAGCCTTCGTCAGCTTACCCATACGATACAACGCCCTGGTACGTATAATCTCCTTACGGGTACTGTCAGGACTACCAGAGCCAGCAACATACTTCTTAGGAATACCAGACTTGCCATCCTTAGCAACAGGTTTGAATTTACGCTTCATTTCTTATCCTTCACATTTAACAACCTCTTAGAACGTGGCTTTGGGCGCATTCCAACTTTAGCAAGTGGGTTCTTAGAAGCACCGCCACCCTTACTACGTTCCTTAGCAGCCGACACAGCAGCCTTAATTGTATCGTACCGAGGAAACTTGCGACCAGTAGACTTCTCGTAATCCTCAGCAGCATTCCAAGCCTTGTCACCCTTCAAGAAACGAGCCTTGCCGGTCTTTTCTTCAAACCATATCTGAGGAATGTTCCAGGCTGTACCCTCTGGTGAACGCTCACTAGCAAGATACTCAGTTGCCTTAGAGCCTCCAACAGTCTCAACAGGCTTATGCTTCTTAGGATCAAACGGTACTAGATTAGGCATGGAAAAGGCCTTTCATGGTTTTTCGGAAAATAGTTCTGTGGGGGTATGCAGCTATAGTCGGCGGGGTAGGGGGCAAGGGGGTCGATTTCTGCAAAACGTGAGCATCTGCCGTCTGGCACAGCCATCGCAAGCCCTACATTGCTACAGTCCATAATTACCCCTCCTAATTGTACAGGCTCTATTTGCCCCGTACATTGCGCTTATGTTTGTTTGGCTATGTCGGGTCATGCCGCTGCATCCTTGTCGCTGTGTGGCTCTCTTAGCAGCTCTACGGCCTGATTAGCTAGCATTTGTGCAGCTCGATCTACTCGGTCGGTATCAATCCACCAACCAGCACCTTTTGCTCGGCTGAAAAAGTCTCTCGTCAAACACTGAAAATCTCCCCTTAACGAAGACAGCTCCAAGTCCACTGACAAGTTAGCACCAGACTTGGATTGTGCTTGTTGCTCTTTCATCTGTGCTTCTGCTTCACCTAACTGGATCTGTTGCTTAGGTGTCAGCCTAGCTCTCACACTCTCCTCAAGCTTCATAGACGGCTCGTATACTATCCTGTTCGATGTACTGCGTTGGTTGCGATAGAACGGCTTGCAATATGTCAGATACCCAAGCTTGCGTAGCTTTACCGCGTGATACGATACACCTGTTGATCCTAGTCCTATATCTTGCCCGATCCTTGCTTGTGATACAAACGTCCTGCCCATCGCATCTGCGTACGAACAGAACGCCACCAATACTCTGAGCGTTGCCGGTGAGATCCGTGGATCTTTAATTGCTCGGATCGGTATTACTGCAAATGCTCTGAGGTCTTTTGCTTTTAGCTGCTTTGGTCTCATCCGAATGGGTTCTCAAAAATTGGATCTGTTTCAACTGGCTGCAATGCTGCTTGTGCTTCCACTGCCTGTTGCTCGATACCTTCCCGATACATCTGCATCACACTGAGTGTGACCAAGTTTTTTTCTAGTAGTCGATCAGCTCCTAGTCCTGTCACATATGTCACCGCTACACCTTCACCGGCATTCATTCTCTTGGCTGCTAGTACGTCCTCGTCGATTACAAACGGCTCAGATGATCCAGACGATCCTGTAATTGCCGGCACTGTTTCTTTGCTGCACTTCTGCGCGGCCTTCACGAAATTGTAGATCGTGGGCCATGACCTTGACCTGTTGTTCTTCCTGACATCCTGAGCCATTTTGCTGAGAACATGATCTAGGTTTGATTGGTTGGATACGTTCACAATCTCGCTGTTGATATCCTCAACCATACTCTCCATTTCCTGACGTGCTCGATCTGTTGTGTGGTTTGCCGGTAGGTCATAACGCTTCAGCTCCTCTTGCAGCCATCCACCGATGATCCTGGTGCGTTCTTCATATGTCATCATTGAATCAGTTTCCTTTCTGTCGGATAGCTATTCAATATCTCTTGAATCTGTTGCTCGCTGGTCATCTCTTGCAATGACTTTTCTTGCAGCTCATCGTCCCACCTTTCACCGTTCAGCCAGGTCGATAGATGCGGCAAGTATTTCTTATCATCGTTCTGCGTAGATCTTACATACTCGATCAGTGCCAAGTGGATCTTGTCGTGTTCAACCTTGCGTAGAGCTGCCGTGAATGCTTTGCGAGCTTGTCCCTTGCCAACCTTCTTCGGGTACATCTTCCAAAGATCATCGAATAATTGCTCTGGAAATGGTAGCTCTTTAGCTAGTAAATCCTGTAATGGCTGTCCAATCATGGCCGTATTCTTAGAGGTTAACTTTCCAAGGTTATAACTTCCAAGGTTACGGGGGTCGCATTTTGCGACGGGGGGTGGTTGCATTTTGCGACGGGGGTAGTCGTAATTTGCGACTGGTTGTTTTACTAGGTTTAAGTGGTATCCGTTGCTAGTTCTGGACCCATTGCCACGCTTTCGCTCTACCTTTTCAATGAATCCCATGCTGCAAAGTGAATCAACATGACGAATGATGGTGCTTCGATCCATCTCACATTCATCAGCTAACTTTGCCAGACTAGGAAAACACGCCCCTGTCTCGCTATTGTGGTGGTCTGCTATCCAATACAACACAATCTTTGCCGCCGGTTTCAAACCCTTTTGCTGCATTGCCAATGCTGTCATATAATGGCTCATTTATTTACCCTTTCAATTTGGGTAGGGTTCGATTACTCTTTCCCTACCTTATGCACTTTCTTGATAATCCTAGTGTATATTAAACCGGATCGCCCCCGCAAGTAATTCTCCCACTTGTGGGGGTTTTCTTTACCAATAGATAGTTACGCTTAACGATGGATCATTCCCGTAGCTCTTGTTCACCCTTAGATCATAGACTTGGTCATCATCTTCAAAAATAACACCGTTCAGAGCATCAAGCGCAATCTTTGCGACATTGTCCGCATCCGGTCTTTTCGGGTATATCTCACGCCGTTCAGCCTGTAGTTTCTTTTTCTTTGTCCAACTCTTAGGAATCTGAAACGTTGCCCTTACAAAGACACGACACGGCACGGCAACCGGATTTAGTCCAATCTTGTGCATAACGTCGGAACCCTCAGCAGCTAAACGCATCTCATACTTGCGGGTTTTATCCGGTGTATACGTGTGACCAGATCTAGTGAAGCGCGGCCGACCCTTGCCAATCGGTTGACCCAGAAGAAATACATTCAGCTCACTCATATTCTTCTAAGCCAATCCTCAATATCAGCTTGATCTTCTGGGCGGTCTGGCTCTTCTGGCTCGATTTGTTCAATCACCGATTCAATATCAACAACCTGATTGATTCCACGCGATATCATTTCGACAACGAAACGGCTTTGCGATATCCCTTGCCGAGCTGCTTCCAACTCCACTTCTTCCTTTAAATCGACAGGCAACCGCACGATTAGCCCCTTTCTTTTCTCAGACTTGCCTTGATATTTCACTTTGTTTTCCTTTGTTTTCAACAGCTTATAAATTAATTCCACATTTTGTGGATAATTAGCTTGCACTCTATTTAAAGTGATATTACATTCATTTACACAAACACACAAGAGGAGATCACAATTATGAAAAACGCAACAGATTATAACCTAGACGCAATGGTAGCAGACTGGGCCGTAGAGATTTTTGGGCAAGTAAATGATGCCGATGAAGCGCACGATCTTGCGTCACAATATGCAGACGGCAGCGAGTGGGTGATCTATCATTACAAGTCGCACGAGCTTTGCTTAAACTGCAACACGGAAAACGGCGAAATGCACCTAGAAGATTGCGGCATTCCAGACGGTGCAACGTACAACTCTATCGGCTCAATGATTGCATACTTTGAAATCGAATCACGCCTTAACGCAGCAATCCAAACACTGTTTGAAATGGCGGAAGAAATAGAGGCAGCGGCATGAAACTGGAATTAAAAGCTATTAAGCACACTGAGTGGGCATCGCAAGAAACCCACTGCTACGAAGCCAACCTATATGTAGACGGAAAGCCTGTTGCTGTTGTTAGCAATGATGGACACGGCGGTTGTGACCGCGAGTATCCGCACCCAAAGTCTAACGGCGATTACCGAGCTACAATGAATGCGGTGCACGACTATTTCAAATCATTACCTAAAACTGATGCCTGTAAGTGGATGCCCGATGGCATGGAACAAACGTTAGAATTTTGGTGTTCGGATCAGGTCAATGATTGGCTGAGTGTTCGTGAGTTGAAGCGCAAGATGAAGTCTCATGTATTAGTCCAGCTCAAGGGCGACTTCAGTTACAACGCTGGCATCTATCAAACCAAGTACCACCCGACTGTCACCAAGGGTGAATGGATCACTAACAAGCAGTCTGGCGAGACGCGCCGCATTTTAAACGACATGCCTTTTGATGAGGCTCTAGCAATTTGGAAGGCAAGCTGATGGCGTATGTTGCCCGCGAAAGGCTTTCGGAACTGACTGACGAGTATACCTTTTGGTGCAAGGCTCAAGGTTTGAAGTGTATTGATGCGATGGAGTTGATTCACGAGGGTGAGCTTAACAGGCATCAGAATGCATGGGTTGTTGATTTCATTGCTCGTTGGGAAGAGGCTGAAGAGGCTGACTTGCAAGAGTGTTGGCACAGAGAAGGGGGCGAGTGATGAGCAACAATAATATGAAAGTATTAAACCTGTATGCTGGAATTGGCGGCAACAGGAAACTTTGGGATAACTGTGAAGTTACTTCAGTAGAATACACACAAAAGATAGCTGATGTTTACAAGTCACAACACTCAAATGATGAGGTGGTTGTAGCAGATGCCCATCAATATCTCCTAGAGAACTACAGTAAATTTGATTTTATATGGTCTAGTCCACCCTGCCAAAGCCACAGTAAAATGATGAAAGGAGGTAGGAACAGAAAACCACGCTATCCTGACATGAAGTTATATGAAGAAATCCTTTTCTTACAGCATAACCATAAAGGTCTATGGGTAGTGGAAAATGTTGTGCCTTACTACAAACCCTTGGTGTCGCCAACAAAACAAGTGGGACGCCACCTTTTTTGGTCTAATTTTAATTTTGATGTGGAAGAAGTTAAAAGCCCAGAAAACTTTATCAATATGACAACGGTGGCAGGTTCAAAAAAACTAAAAGACTGGCTAGGTATCCATTACGAAGGCAACATATATTACGAGGGCAACCATTGCCCAGCTCAAGTATTAAGAAATGCAGTACATCCTTTAGTGGGTAAACAGATATATGATACGGCGGTGTACGAAGCAAACAAGCTGGAACTGGTGCGCGACGCACACGCTAATGAGGGGTTAAAGAATGGATAAGCTTAGAGAGATGCTTCGTGAGATGGAAGACAACCTCGGGATCTGGGGCGACATCATCGGTGGCCTTTGCTTGCTGCTACTGTGCTACGCAATATTGATGTTCGCTTTGGTGTTGTGATGGGCAGAATGCGAGATGAACTCATTCGGTTACAGGAGACGCCCATCATGGACGAATGCCCTGATTGCGGCGGAGATCGTATAGTTGAAACGATTGTTCCAGTTGTTAGGGGTCCAAACCTCGACGTTGGATTCCACGATTACATTACAGAAAACTGTTACGAATGCGAAGATGGAAAGGTTGCCAGACTATGCGAATGCGGCGAACCCGTCACGCTGATTATGGGACCGGACGCAACAGTTTGTGAGATGTGTAAACAATAATAAACCAAAGGAGAAAGAAATGATTGAGGAAGTAATAATCAAAAAGATGCACCACCGTTCGCCCAGAAAGACAGAGCGAGCGGCAGCGCATAAGGTGGCCCCGCACGTCGTAGGAAGGCGCCTACAGGCCATTCAAGCGCTCCACACGCTGGGAGGAGAAGGAACCGGCGAGCAAATCGCAAGGGCCGCAGGGCTATCTATCCTTAGCATACGTCCACGGCTCACGGAACTACTTGAAATGGAATTAATTGAGGATGCTGGCAAAGTGCGGAGAAACGCATTCGGCAATAACGAAACCGTTTGGAAAATAACAGAAGAGGGGAAACAATATGTTGATTAATTTTGAAGAGATCCGGCGCATGGCAGACCAGATCAGAG